CATTGCTTATGTGGACATTTCCTGCGTGGATGGCTTCCGCTTGTTCAATATGTCCAACATTACGACAATCACAGATGGCACAGCCTCACAAGCAACTGGTACACGCCTTGGCAAGATTCTTGACATGGTTTCATGGCCTACAAACATGAGAACGATTGCCACTGGCAACTCAACTTGCCAAGCCTCATCGGTGGATACTTCGGTTAGATCAGTGCTTCAAGCAGCTCGCAACGTAGAACAGTCAGAATATGGCGCTTTTTACATGGATGCCAATGGCGTTGCAGTATTCAAGTCACGCTCTCAGGTTCTAGCAGCTGCTGGCACTGCACCAACCATATTCAATCAGGATGGCAGTGGTATTAATTATGCAAACGTAGCCTTCGCCTTTGATGATAAGCAGGTTGTTAATAACGTGTCAGTCCAACGCACTGGTGGCACTGCTCAGGTGGCAACCGATAGCGCAAGCGTTACAACCTACTTTACCCATAGCCTTTCATATTCCAACCTAATCGTCGAGACAGATGCAGAAGCACTCAACATTGCCAAGGCTTACGTTGCATCCCACAAAGACACAACTATCCGCATCGACTCAATGACTCTTGATTTGATGACTGCTAACTACAGCGCAGGAGTTAGCGCAGCTCTTGACCTTGATTACTTTGACCAAGTTCAGATAAGTAACACACAGCCAGGCGGATCTACAATAACCAAGACTCTCCAAGTCCAAGGCATCGCTCATGCGATTACACCTAACACTTGGCGCACAACCCTCACCACGCAAGAACCAATCATCGATGGATTCATTATAGGAAGTTCCCTATACGGTATCCTTGGCACTAGCGTTTTAGCATACTAAGGAGCAATAATGGCAACAGGATTTCCAGCAGTTACGGGCGATGTAATGAGCGCAGCAATGTTCAATGGCCTTGTGTCGCTGACTTTGCAAACAACACAGACTGCCGATTACACAGCAGTTCTTGCCGACTCTTATCAAACGCTTATACAGATGAACAAGGCAACAGCAATTGCGTTCAAGATTCCAACTAACGCATCCGTTGCTATACCTGTTGGATCGGTTATTACAGTCCTAAACATTGGTGCTGGTACTTTGACAATTTCAGCAGTAACACCTGGCACAACAACAGTTCTTTCAGCAGGAGCAACTGCTGCATCTCCAACGCTGGCACAATACAAGTCAGCAGCTTGTATCAAAGTAGCAACTGATTCATGGTACGTTGTGGGGGCAATCGCATAATGATTGGCGCAATTACAACGGGTGTTATTGCTTTTCAACCTTTAGTACCAGTTGTGACAGGTGGCACTCTTTATACAAGTGGTGGCTATAACTATCGCGTCTTTCTTGCTAATGGCACATTAGGAGTAACAGTTGCACCTTTGACTTGCGATATTTTAGTTATTGCAGGTGGTGCTGGCGGTTCTTCTGGTGGTGGTGGCGCAGGTGGATTCTTAGGTTTTGCAAGTCAATCAGTTGCTGTTGGTAACACTTCAATCGTTGTTGGCGCAGGTGGCGCAGGTGGTGCTGGCGGTGGCGGTTCTGGCGGTAACGGTGGTGTTGGCGCAGATTCACAGTTTGGCGCTCTTACACTTGTCAAGGGTGGCGGTTATGGAGCTGCTTTGAGTATTGTCGGCGGTAACGGTGGCTCTGGTGGTGGCGGTGGAGCAGCAGCAGCGGGAACTTGGATTGGCGGTACTGCTACATCGGGACAAGGTTTCAATGGTGGCAGTCAAGCAACACAAAACGGTTCACCTTATCCAGCTGGTGGCGGTGGTGGTGCAGGTGCGGTAGGCGGTAATGCATCAGGTAGTACATCAGGTTCTGGCGGTGCAGGTCTAAATACTTATTCATCTTGGGCAACTGCAACATCCACAGGCGTATCAGGATATTACGCAGGTGGTGGTGGTGCAGCAAACTACGCCACAAGTGGTACACAAGGCGCAGGCGGTGCAGGCGGTGGAGCAGCAGGTGGCAATGGTGTTACAAATAATGGAGTCGCTAACACAGGTGGCGGTGGAGGGGGTAGAACTGCTGCTGGTGGTGGTGGTGCTGGCGGTTCAGGAATTGTGATTGTGAGGTATGCAGTATGAGTTACTGGGCAGAATTAGATTCTAACAATGTTGTAATTCGCGTAACCGTCGGAGATAACAATGAGCCAGATGAGGGTTACCAATGGCTTATCGACAATCTTGGTGGCACATGGGTCAAGACTTCATACAATGGCACTATTCGTAAGAATTATGCAGGTGTTGGTTATACATACGATGAAATACGCGATGCGTTTATTGCAGCTAAACCTGACTGCCACCCTGAACTGATTACTCTGGATGAAGAAACTTGCAGATGGAAATGCGAAGGTGTTCATGAAACCCCGCCTGAGTAAAGCTGCTTCACAACTTAGGTTGCAAATAGATGATTCCTTCGCGGATAGAGATAGAGCATCAGACGGTTGGGTTGGGGATACCCGACATAGTCGAGTTGTCTCTGATCACAATCCAGATGCTGAGGGTTGGGTACGCGCCATCGATGTTGATGCTGACTTGTCCAAGCAAAAAGGGCAGTCCGTATATCTGGCAGATCAGATACGACTTGCTGCTAAGAATGGCGAGCGGCGAATTACTTACATTATCCACATGGGAAAAATTGCTAGTTCAAAGAAGCGTTGGGCTTGGCGCAAATACGATGGCATCAATGCTCACAACCACCACATTCACATCTCGTTTGCGAAAGAAGCTGACAATGATGGTGAGTTTTTTCAGATACCTATGCTAGGGGGAACAGATGAATGAACTAAAGACGGCAGCAGGTTCTTGGGGCAGAGCCTTTCTTGTCGCAATGTTGAGCCTTTATGCAGCAGGGGTGACAGATCCCAAAGCACTTATAGCTGCGGGACTTAGCTCATGCATACCACCAATTATCCGTTGGTTATCTCCAACAGATAAAGCGATGGGCATTGGTAAGGATGAACGCTAATGAAATGCTTACTGTATATCTTGCAACCCTTGGCATTGTTGGGGGTCTTGCAGGGTACGTCATTACTCATTTACTAGGAGAAATCAAACGCCTCAATCAGCGTGTTGATGAGATTTACAACATACTTCTAGAGCGATAATTATCGACATGGCAAAGACTCGTAAGAAGGTCATAGACCTCGATACCTATTCTAAGTTAGATGCTTACAGCATTGCCATGCATGAGTTCTACAAAAGCCTTCGCAGGGCTGGCTTTGCTGTTGATTTATCTTTAGCAATCATTTCAGATCGTGCAACTTATCCTGACTGGCTACTTCCTGCATTGCCTAACAAAATTGATTCACTCCCATACGAAGATGATGAGGATGAATGATTCAACGCACTGTAGTCGTATCAGATTTACAGGTTCCGTATCACGATGAAGTCGCAGTCAAAAACCTTGGGGCGTTTATCCGCGCTTGGAAGCCTCACAAAGTCGTCACGATTGGCGATGAAATCGACTTACCACAAATCTCACGTTGGACAGAAGGAACGCCAGGCTGGTACGAGCAAACTCTTGGAGAAGATCGCGACCTTGCTGTTCAGACATTATACGACTTACAAGTAACAGACATGATTAGGTCTAACCACACAGACCGTTTATACAACGTAATCATGAAGAAGATTCCAGCATTCTTGTCATTACCTGAGATGAAGTTTGAACGCTTCATGCAGCTAGATGAACTAGGAATCACATTCCATAAAAAGCCCATGGCCATTGCACCTAACTGGATTGCTATCCATGGAGACGAGCAGGGCATAAATCCTAATGCAGGGCTCACAGCCCTAGGAGCGGCTCGTAGGCATGGCAAGAGCGTCATATGTGGACATACTCATAGGGCAGGGCGTAGTGCCTTCACAGAGGCCTCTGGGGGCGTTCTAGGGCGTGTTATCCATGGGGTTGAGGTTGGTAACCTAATGAACTTCAAACAAGCTGGATACACCAAGGGAACGGCTAACTGGCAACAGGCCTTTGCAACGATTGAGACTGATGGTAAGCGTGTGAACGTGCAGGTAATCTATATAGAAAAAGACGGCACGTTCCTTGTCAGTGGTAGGCGCTATGGAAAGCCTCGTTGATTCAATAGTCCCACTAAGACCTACGCTCGATGAGGCAGTAGATCTTGGAGAATTGTTATCATTTCGTTATCAAATGTAATTGATTCTGTCAGTTATCTGTGAGACCGTAAAGGTGTGAAGGTCGAACGAACCAACACATTAGGGCTAAAAATCATGGCAACAATTGAAATAGGAACAAATCCAGACGCAAGAGCGCAGGAACTTCAGGCACTAGCTGCATTAGATGACTTGATTCAGTTTGCCTCCGATCTTGGAGAGCATGAAATGTCTGCAAAGTTTCATGCTTTGTATCTCGAAATGGAAAAAAAGTGCAAGCATCTTGGTGAGCGTGTAAATCTTGTTGAATACATGAATCACCTAAGGTTGGTGAAGTAATGGACTGGATTCAATTTATCGCAGCATTGTCGTTCTTTCTAGCGGCTAACTTTATTATGTATTGGCAAGGCTTCAAGGATGGTAAGCGCGAAGGTTATACTCGCGGTCGCAATGTCTCTCGACAAGCGTTCTGGCAAGAATGAAAGCCAATGAAATCCTCGACGAAGCAAAAGGACTTATCCTCGACAGAGGTGCAGACTACGGCACACCAGCTATCAATCACCTTCGCATTGCAAGACTCTGGTCAAGTTATCTCGATGTACAAATCGAGCCAAACCAAGTCGCAATCTGCATGGCACTCGTCAAAGTCGCTCGGATCCAAGAAAGTCCTCACCACGAGGACTCTTACAAGGACTGCGCAGCTTACATTGCAATCGCTGGACAAATTGCATCAACTGATTGGGATGACCTTGACAGTTACTAGAACAAAGTCAGGCATCTGGTGTGATTACTGCAAAGCACACTATGGAACAGAGTTTGAAAAGGGAAGAAGGCAAGCAGTCTGGACTGTTGTCAGTGTTCACCCTAAGTCAAAAAATGAGAAAAGGCACTACTGTTTCGATTGCGCGGTCGAAGTTTCCCTATGGCCAGACGGCACCCATTGGCCTCTCACTGAGCAGGTCGATTCACTACTAAGCCAAGAGGAGTTACCAAGTGGCATTCAATCTTGAAGATTATGAACCAGTAGAAGAAAGGTTATCGAAATGGTGGAAAGAAAATGAAGATGGTCGTGTCGCGACTGAACTCATCTCGTTCTCAAATGGCCAATACATTGTTCAGGCATATCTATATCGGACTTATCTCGATAGCGTCGCGTACGCCACAGGACTCGCGGAGGAGAAGATTACTGATCGAGGTGTCAATGCTACTAGCGCATTGGAGAACTGTGAAACTTCGGCAATCGGTCGTGCGCTTGCAAACGCAAATTATGCAGCTAAGGGCAAACGCCCTTCCCGAGAAGAAATGACAAAAGTCGTACAACATCCCGTACCACTTGTAGTTGTACCAGAAGTAGATGCAGCATCGTTTGCATCAACATGGGAAATCTACGGTGACAAGAAGGTCAAAGAACCAACACAAGCTGCACAAGCAATTGCATTGGTTCAAGCAGAACTAGGCGCTAAACCAGTGCCAGTTGCTCCTATGTGTCAGCATGGAGAAATGCAACGCAAGATGGGTGTCAATGCAAAGGGTGAGTATTCTGGTTGGGTATGCGCAGACAATGGCGCACCTAGAGCAGAACAATGTCCAGCCAAATGGGATAAGAAGTAAGCACTTATGGGATATATCGAAGTCTTTCGCGACGGTGAGGACATGCCACCTATTGTCTTAGGTGACCATTACTTGAAGGATGTAGTACATGATCCATATGCTAAACCTGAGCAGTGGATTACATGTCAAATGTGTAATGTACCAGTGTTGGTAACTGACATTCGGATTGACGTGGACTTGGATAATCCAGTTTATACAGTCTGGCAATGTGTCAAGTGTCATGCGGTCAATGGCTAGTCAAAGCAGGAAACATCGCGGCTATCGCACACAGCGAGTAGTTGCACAGTATCTGGCTCAGTGGTGGGAACATGCTGAGTCAGCTGGGGCTGGAAGGCAGGGCAAGGATGTCACTGGGGTTCCGTTCGACCTCGAAATCAAAGCTCGCACTGCTTTCCAACCTAAGGCATGGCTAGACCAAGTCAAGCAACGATCGGTTGTTGGGGAATTGCCGATTGTTGTCATGCGGTTCAATGGACAAGGGGAAGTCGCATCGGAGTACGGGGCAATGCTTCGATTCGATGACTTGGTCTCGCTATTGCTAAAAGCAGGATATTCAGAGCAGTCTTTACAAATCGACAGGTGCAAGCAATGTGGTGGATGGATGACTGCAATATGTAGCACATGTAGAATAGAGGATGAAAGAAATGCCAGTCTATGAATATAAATGTATGTCATGCAATAAGACTAAGGAAGTTACACGATCCATCACTGATTTAGGTGAAGCAGTCTATTGCAAATGTAAGTCCGTAATGATTCGCCTATACCAACCAACAGCTGCAATCTTCAAGGGCAAAGGATGGGGTAAAGATAAATGACAAGAAACTCCCAAGATTCACGCTCTAACTTGACACGTCGGGTACGCTATAACTCGCTAGCGAGCGGCTTCAGCCGACTGCTCGCGACCGCTAGTTTAGCTATTGGGGCAGCTCTATGTTTGCCCGCATCTGCTGCTGCACCATATGAAGAGATGAGTGCAAAGCAGTATGCAAAAGCACAACTAACTAAAGACCATTACAAATGTATATCTAAGTTATATGGCAAAGAAAGTGCATGGCGCGCTGATGCGCGTAATGGCTCACATCATGGTATCCCTCAGGGTAGAAGTAAGTACTTGGCTACAGCTACACCATTGCAACAGATAGACTGGGGATTGGCTTACATAGCACATCGTTATGGCAAGGTAGATGGGCAACCAGATACATGTGCTGCATTAGATCATTGGAAGAAATACAATTGGCACTAAAGAACAATGACCCTAGAGATAGTAGGACTTGGCGTAAGTTGCGTCTTGTCATCCTCGCTCGTGACCAGTGGACATGCGGGTATTGCAATCAACCCGCGACGACTATTGACCACATAATTCCAGTGAGCAAAGCGCCTGACCTTGCTCTCAATCCTGAGAACTGCATCAGTGCGTGCAAGCGTTGCAATAGTTCTAAAGGTTCACGCTCAGCAGGGGTTTTTTTAGCACCAGCGTTCAC